TCAGGAACACAAATTCATGTTGCTATTATGTCACATACTGGATATAATCAAGAAGATAGTGTTTTGATTAATAAAGGTTCATTAGATAGAGGGTTATTTTTAGCAACTATCTATCATACTGAAAAAGATGAAGATAAAAATATTATTCGTGATGAAATTATTAGATGTCAGCCGGACCCATCAAAAACAAAAGGTATTAAATTTGGCAATTATAATAAACTCAATAGTGATGGATTTATACCTGAAAATCAATTAGTTGAAAATAGAGATGTAATAATCGCAAAAATTGTTCCCATTAAAGAAAATCGTAATGACCCTATGAAAACAATTAAATATGAAGACCAAAGTAAAACTTTTAGAACTACAGAAGAAAGCTATATTGATAAAAATTATACTGGTAGAAATGGTGATGGTTATAATTTTGCGAAGGTTAGAATTAGAGCTTTAAGAAAACCTGTATTTGGTGATAAATTTAGTTCTAGACATGGTCAAAAAGGCACTGTTGGTAATATTATACCAGAATGCGATATGCCTTTCACTAAAGATGGACATAGACCTGATATTATTATTAATCCTCATGCTATTCCATCTAGAATGACTATTGGACAATTAAAAGAAACATTACTTGGTAAAGTATTATTAGAATTAGGAATGTTTGGAGATGGAACCAGCTTTGGTAATTTAGATGTTGCTACAATCGCAAGTGAATTACAAAAATTAGGATATGAAAGCTATGGTAATGAACTATTATATAATGGTCTTACAGGCGAACAGTTAGAAACTAGTATTTATATTGGTCCTGTCTTTTATCAGAGATTAAAACACATGGTTACAGATAAACAACATAGTCGTTCTATTGGACCTATGGTAAATTTAACACGACAACCTGCTGAAGGTAGAAGTAGAGATGGTGGGTTTCGTATTGGAGAAATGGAACGTGATGTTATGATCGCTCATGGTATTTCACGATTTTGTCGCGAGCGAATGTATGATGTATCAGATAAATATAGCACTCATATATGTAATAAATGTGGTATGATTGCTTCATATAATGATGGTAATAAAAATAAATTATATGATACTGCTGATTTTAATATACATTTTTGTAAAACATGTAATAACCATACAGACTTTTCAAAAATAGAAATACCTTATGCTTATAAATTAATGGCTCAAGAATTACAAACTATTAATATTGTACCTAGATTAATTACTGAATAAAATATTAAAGAATTATTTAATAATATAATAAATAAGTTTATTTTTTTATAGTATTGTATAATTATTATACAAATGAATGAAGATAATTTACCACAAGTAAAAGATAACACTTCTATAAATGACGCAAGATTACCTAGTGATTTTAGTGGAATATCATTTTCTAATTATAAAAAATTACATGTTAGAAATAAATTAATAGAAAATATGTTAAATAATAAAATAGAACCAGCATGTTATTGGTGTTGTGAATTAATATGTTCAGGACATTTTATGGATATATGGGAAAATATAATTCATTATGTTGGAAAACATATTCATATTGGTAATCCAAAAATTATTATTTATTTAAAAAAACGATTTATATTATTTCAAAGTATTATAAATGATAATCAAATTACATATCCCCATCAATTACGTAATCATCCTACAATAAGACAATTATTTGCTGAAATTATTGCTACTCTTACATTATCTAATAGAAAACATAGTTTTGAACCAATTAGAATAAAACGCGAAGAAGAATTTGATATGACAAAATTATCAGATAGATTGCATGCTCCTTCAATAACATATATTACAAATATTTTAAGAAAAGATGATCCAAAAGAATTATTTATAGCTATAAATGAATTTTCATATAACATTTCTGAAGACAGTAAAAATACGATTAATGCATGTTACTGGGTTGAGTGGATTATAGAATTTTCACTTATATGTAAAAAACGTAAAGAACCGTGTGAATGCTCACCACGTAGAGATATACCAGTTGAAATTAAATATCAAACTAATATTATATGGATTTTATGGGATGCTTTATTTTATCATTGTGAAAAATTAAATAATTCATATATACAAGCCCTTCTTGAATCATTATTAGTATTATTTTGTATTAAATATTCTGCTGGTACTAATAAAAAAAGACGATATTTACTGTATTTTGGAGTTGCGTTATTAACTGAAACTATACCAAATGATATTAAATTAATGAACGATAAAGATACTATAACACAAGTAAGTAATAATATTAATCTTATTTACAAACAAATTAAAAAAAATGAAATTAAACCAACGTCTGATTATTTATTCGCAAATTTAGAAAAGGAAAGTAGATTAAATGCTTCATTAGAAAAAATGAATTTAGTTAATTCTATTGACATTCTAAAAAAATAGTTATCTCTATGACTAAAATAAATTCATAGAGATATTAACTTAAAAGGCAGCGCCAAATGCACCTCCAATCGCACCATTCGCTGCTACTGGTCCCATTGGCATCATATCATTCATCATTTGTTGATTACCCATACCAATATCAGGTCTAGCAGTTGCTACGGGGGCTGGTGGAAAACTTCCATTTTGAATTTGGCTATTATCTAAATTATCTGCTTGGCTAGGGACGTGTTGGGAAACACGAACATTCTTTTTTACATTTTGCTTATTTTCTTCAGATGGACCATTCCATAATTCTAAAGCACGATCATATAATATATTTGCTTTTAATCCTATTTTACTTTGAATACTCAAAACAATCATTAAAAATACTAAAGTTACATTTGTTAAAATTAATCCTTCGTATTTAAAACCACTATATGTTGGAAAATAAGTAATTGCTCTATGAATTACTATTATTCCACATAGCATTATTACAATTTGAATAAATATTTCTGCTAAAAGCTCTAAAGTTGTTGCTTCAGGATCAGCTTCGGGGATAAAACGATTTACTATTTTATTCAAAACAACTATTGGAACTAAACCCATGGTTGTATATTGTATAACATTTGTTAATTCAGCTACTCCTTCATCAGTTGTAGAAAAAACATGTGACAAAAATGTCTTTTTACTATCTGTTGATTCGTTTAATATTTCCATAATATACAATTGTATTAGAAAACAATTTAAATCTTATCGTTATAATATATAATATTATGTTGAAAAACGTTACGAATATTAATAAATATTTAAATCGCGATACTGCTTCTGATAAACATGAAGAATACCAATACCTTAATTTAATTCAAGACCTCCTAAATGAAGGTAAATTAGAAAAGGGTAGAAATGGTAATACAATTAGGGGTATTGGAGCTGCTATGCATTTTTCTCTTGAAAATGGGAAAATTCCTATTTTAACCACTAAAAAAACTGCTTGGAAAACTTGTTTAAAGGAATTATTGTTTTTTTGTAAAGGGCAAACTGATAATAAAATTTTAACTGACCAAAATGTACATATATGGGATGGTAATACTACTTCTGAATTCTTAAAAACAAGAAATTTAGATTATGAACCAGGACGATCTCTTGGTCCATTGTACGGCTTTCAAGCTCGATTTTGGAACGCAAAATATACAGGTTGTGAAAGTGATTACACTAACCAAGGTATTGACCAATTACAAACAGTTATTAATAATTTAAAAAACCCTGAAACTAGAACTTCAAGAAGACATGTTATATCAGCATGGAACCCAGAACAATTAGATATGGGAGTATTGCCACCTTGTCATATATTATATCAATTTTTTGTAACAGATGATAATAAATTAAGCTGTGCTTTATATCAACGTGCAAATGATGAATTTTTAGGAGTTCCATTTAATATTGCTTCTTACAGTATGCTAACCTATATTGTTGCTAGTCTATGTGATCTAGAACCGTATGAATTTATACATTATGGTGGTGATTGTCATATTTATGAAGAACATATAGAACAAGTTAAAGAACAATTGTCGCGAAAACCATATCCTTTTCCAACATTTCATATATTAAACAAAAAAGATAATATTAATGATTATTCTATTGAAGATTTTAAAATAACTGATTATCAACATCATCCTCAAATAAAAGGTAATATGGTTGCTTAATATTTATTATTAAAAATATATAAATATATAATTTATATATTTTATATAATTAATCAGATGAGTCGTTCTAACGCAGCTGCTATTCGAAGACGTGTAACCAATGTTCAAAATAATTTTAACAATCCACCTGTAACACCAGATAATGTTATATCTGATATAAACCCTCCTCCACCTATTCCCGCAAAACAAAATAGCTCATTAAATCCTAGACAATTATTGAATGAATTGGATTCTCGAGTTAATTTAATTGAAGAATCATTACAAAATACTGATTCAAGCAACAAGCCTAATATTATTGATATTATAGATGAATTTAATACTCGATTTGAAATGATGGCTACTGAAATATCTGATTTAAAAGATACTATTATAAAATTACAATCATATACAATGGATGTAAATAAGATGTTATTGAATGAACGAATCCAAATTCTTTCCGAAATACCTGTTCAATCATCTGATGATATTAACAATTTAGATGTAAATACTACTCCTTTAACTAGTGTAGATATGAGAGAATTAGTTAATGAAGAAATTGGTAAAGAATAAATATAAATTGGTTAATTAACGTAAAAAGTTATATATAATAATTATATTACATATAATAACATGTCAAATAGTAATATTATGAATAAAATACAAATATTACAAAATGAATATTATAATACATACAATAAAAATATACTTTTTAAGACTAATCAAAAATTTAACTGTGCTAATCTTATTTGTAATGAAATTGGAATAGAAAAGATGTTACAAAAAACTATTTATATATTTGAAAGTAATAAAATTTTTATAGATTATCCTATTTTTAAAACCTTTGCTAATCCTAATAATTATAATGATTTATCAATATTTTTAGCAAAAATTATAAATGATTGTATTTATAAACACAAATCTTTTGAAATACATATAAATTTGAATACTTTAACTATATCAGCTGTAAACCGCTATTCTGATATTATAAATTTGTTTGCTAGTCATGGACAAGAAAATAAATACGATAAATATTTAACAAAATTAGAATTGTACTATTGTCCATCATTTATAACTGCAACTACTAATATTTTATCATCATTTATATCTCCAGATGTAAAAAAAATTGTACATTTTAACTCAAAATCTAATAGTGAAGTTTTAATCTATAAATTATTTTCATAATTACCGTTTAATTTATTGTAAAAAACTACAATAATAATGTATATAACATGTCTGGATTAATAAATATTATATTATTTATAACTGTTCTAGTTATTTATATTCATATAATTAATCAATTGAAAACTAGCGAAGATTTAGAAGTATATGAAATGGATTATACTAATAATATACATTTACAAGAAGTATGTGATATAAAACAACCTGTTCTTTTTGAATATAATAGTATCGCTTCTGAATTTTTTGAAAATATTAATAAAAATACTATATTTAATAATAATGAAGACATCAAAGTTAAGGATATTCGTGATTATTATAATGATAATAATGTAGATTATATTGTATTACCTCTAGAAAGCGCCACAAATTTAATGACAACTGATACTCATTCTAATTATTTTACAGAAAATAATGAAGAATTTATAGAATCTAGTGATTTATACCAATACTTTCATATGAATGATACATATTTAAAACCCACTTTTTCTATGATATCTAGGTATGATATTATGTTTGGATCCTCTAACTGTATTACTCCATTAAGATATCATACTGATTTTAGAAAGTTTATATCTGTTCATTCAGGTAAAATTAAAATTAAAATGACTCCTTGGAAAAGTTCTAAGTTTTTACATCCATATAAAGATTATGAAAATTATGATTTCCGTTCTCCTATTAATGTATGGAATCCAGATAAAAAATTTAAAAAAGATTTTGATAAAATACGATTTTTAGAGTTTGATATAACCTCTGGATATATGTTACACATACCTCCTTATTGGTGGTATAGTATTCAATTTAAAGATGGAAAAGATACTATACTTTCTTCAATTACATATAATTCTTTAATGAACTGTGTTAGTAATTTACCTAATTGGGGATTATATTATTTACAATTAACTAATACAAAAACTAAAATAACAAAAACTTTACCTATTGAACCAAATAATAGTAACGATTCTATAAATGATATTGATGAAAATTCTATAGAAGAAATTTAGTAAGATTATCTCAGTTAAAATATTCGTATTATGTAAATGAGTGAGAAAACTACATCAACAAAAAACAACGAATTAAACTCCATTGATAAATTTGAAGATAATGTCCTTGCTGTAAATGATTCACCTATACCTGATTTTAGGTCATTAGAAAATTTAGATTCACATTATAAATCTAAAAAACATGATGACAACTCAACTATAGCAACTGAAATAAAACCATTTGATCATATACCTGAAAGTACTAATGAAAACACTATTAATAATGGTAATTTAAATGCTGTTAATATAGATGATATATCTGATTTAAAATCAATTGATGAAGATATTGATTGGTTTAAAACTAGGGAATATCAAATATTTAAAAATCAACTTACATCTTTGCGAAAAAATAATATTTTTATTTTAAAAGAGTGTAAGGAATGCAAACGATTGTTAGATTTAAAATTTAATGATTTAAATTCTATGGTAAATAATATTCAAACCTCTGTTATATTTATATCCACATTATCAGGATTTCTTCAAGCTACAAAAACACAGTTTCAAATAGATCTTGATATTATTTCTGTATGTTCTATTACAATTTCTACTTATATATCTCTTATTTTATCCATATCTAAATATTATAAATTTGATGAATTAAAGGATACTATACAAACATTACGAGAAAAGTATTCTCTTCTTCATAATAGAATTGAATATAGAATGGATGTGTTAGGCCCTTGGAATAATAAACATTTATGGGAATATCAAGATCCTAAAATGAAGTTTAAGGAATGGACTACTGTTGTAATGACTATGCAAACTGATTATAATGAACTAATCAGAACAAAACAAGATCTTACAACAGAATTTGAAATTATTATGGATACTATTTCACGTAATAAATATAACAACTTAAACAATAACTTAAATTATGTTGATAGAGAATTATTATTTCAAGTACAACAAAAAGAAAATTATTTAGAACAAAAAATAATAAAAGCTAGAAGTAATACTATTATGAATAAACGTCCTTCTATTATACTACAACATGAAGAATTAGATAACTGGGATGAAGAAAGTAGTGTTGTATAATTTTACATAAAATACATAAATATAACTATATTATTTATAATATAGTTATGATTGAAGCTACTTTAAATACTGATAATAATTATGAATCTATAGATAATAATAATATAAATGATATCAATGTGTTAAAAACTATTATATCTAAACAACAATCGCAAATTAATAAATTAACTTTAGAATTATATGAGTTAAAGCGGTTAATAAATGGACGCGGTATGAGATCAATGTCTTATGAATCTAACGAATAACTATTCTAATGTTTTATCAATTACTACTTCTTTTAAAACATTATGAATGATTTTATTTTCAAATTTTTCATCTTCTTCTTCTCCATATCCACCTAACGATGCCTGTGAATAATCAAAAAACTTTTCACATTCAGGTGTATTTAATATTTGAAAATTAGGATTTTGAGCTTGCCATGGATATAATTGTTGTTGATTTTTATTTGCAACAACTTTAACTGCTTTACGTAATTGTGTCATATTACTATCTTCTTTTTCCCATTTATCTGTATCTTTTACATATACTGTTTCTCGTTTTAAATCAGTACAATGTATTGGACGGATATGTGGATCCATACCACGGATTCTTTCTACCATTACATGTGAAATACCTTTAACAAATCCATTTTCACCTGTTCTAATAAAATCATCTGTATTTAATTCTATAGATTGTATAAAATCATTTAATGTAATTGCGTCTTTACATGTTTCATTTAAAAATACATTT